GAAGGTGGCGGCCGAGCGCCGCGCCGCACGCAAGGCGCAGGAAGATGCCACGCCAATCCTTCCGGGCGGGCAGGGCTTCGACTTGGGCGTAGGCCCCCAGCCCGGCCCTACCGCTCTCCAGTTCGCGCCCGGCCCGGACGACACGACCGCCGCCAGCCGGTTCGCACAGTTCCAGGAGGCGGCGGCCGGTGGCGGCATTCCGGTCGGCACGGAAGGCGTGCGGTTCCCACATCGCCAGCGCGGGCAGTCCGAGCGCGAGTTCACGAACGAGTTTAAGGGCGTGTTGAAGTTCATGCTCAAAGAAAAGCTCGTGCCCAAGTCGTACGACGACGCCGCGCAAGCGCTGGACGCCATCTTGTCGTTCGACCGGCAGAAGCTGATTGACGCACCCGGCACCCTGGTACCGGAGTTGATGGTGTCGCTCACGGTCATTCCGGGCGCGGTGCAGGCGTTGCGGGATGTCGTGATGGACGTGGGGGCGGGTGACACCGGCTACCTGACCGTGCTCGCGGGCGCTGGCGCGATCCCGTTGGTGGGTCCGGCACTCAAGGGGTTACGCGGAGCCAAGCTCACCGCACTCCAGGCCAAGGGCGTACGGGCCGCCATCGAGGCCGGGCAGAACTTCACGGTGCTGACGGCGGGCAGCCCGATGAACAAGACACTTACGGCCGCCGAAAACGCCGTCCGCAATGCCGCGCTAGAGCGCGAGTTGACGGAGATGGGCGTCGCGTTCACCAAGGGTGTGAGCCAGTATCCGGCGGAGGGGAAGATCGTCAAGGATGATGTGTTCACCGTGTTCGGCCTGACGGACGAGCAGCGTCTGGCGTTGGGGCGGAAGCACGGACAGGCGCGCGTAGCGACCGAGGCCGGGCTTCTCCACATGGACGACGGGACGGTCACGCCCGCGCGCGGTCTACGGTTCCTGAAAGAGGGGGAGACGGCCAAAGCCATGACGGTGTTTGAAGGCGGCCCGGCGTTCACTATGGACATCCAGGATTGGGACCTTCGCTTGCCGGCGGAGCAGGTGGACCCGGCCGTGATGCAGGGCTGGGGCCCGCGCGGTGTCGCGCGCCGGCAAGAGCAGATGGCGGAACACTACAAGAAGGTCCAGGGCGATATCGCGCAGGCGAACGTCCCGACCGACGAACTGGGCCGCCGGCGTCACGAGCAGCAGGTGGAGCGCGCGACGGAAGCTTTGCGGCGTGGGCCGCAGCAGCCGACTCCGCCCCCTCCGGCCCCCACCCCGGACGTGCCGCCCGTTGATCGCATTGAACCCTCCCCCGGCGCCGCCGCCAACCTTGGGAAGCCTAACGAGTTGGAAACGGTGCGGAACGCGGTGCCCCTCCAGGACATGAGCGTAGAGGACTTGCGCGCGCTGCGAGCGAAGGCGGTGGACGTGCTCAAGTCGGCCGAGGCTCGCATGGCGGAGATGGAAAAGACAGGCACTCCGATCCTTGGCTCGACGAAGCCCGGCCGCTACGACCTGCAACGGATTGACGAAGTGTTGCGCGGGAAGGGGTACACGGGGCCGCTGCTCATGCCCGCCGCCCTGACGGCGGTGGGCGCTGGCGGGGCCGCGCTCGCGGGCGAGGACGATGGCGCGAGCCTGGCCGCTGCCCCGCTGGCTGGTGTGAACCCTGGCGCGGCGCGCGCACTCTCGCGCGGCGCTCGGCAGGTGGAGATGTTCGCGTTCGCGGGCATGCCACAGACGCCCGAGATGGTGGCGTTCACCAAGCGATTCCCTGAAATCAGGCCGGAGCACATCCCGGAAGCAATGGAGAACTTCAAGCGTTGGCAGGGCGCCTCACAAGTTACGGAGCCCGTGTACCACGGCACGACCGCGCAGTTCGATAGGTTCGCCAAAACGCGCGACATCGGTTTCCACTTCGGCAACCGGGCGCAGGCGGCGGAGATCGTCAACCGGCGTACGCTGGTCAACAAGTCTATCGGGGAGTACCAGATTCGGTTGGAGAACCCACTGGAGTTGTACGACTTGGGCCAGTGGAACCCGGACGCCATCACTGACGCGGTGAGGGAGGAGTATGGCCCGGTCCCCGGCCTAGACCGGCGAAGCATGGTGGACTGGGTAGACCAGAAGCTTCTCGACCGGGCGGGCACGGACCCCTCGGACGCGCCTTCCGTCGAACGTTACCAGCTTCGCAGAAAAATGGAGTATCGGTACATCCAGGACCGACTGAAGGAAGCCGGGTTCGACGGCATCGTATACAAGAACTTGGGGGAGATGTCGGTCGGCGGGGAATCCGTGAACCTGTCTCACCGGAGCGAGTACCTAACGGGTGAGCGGCAGGGGGTAATCGACAATTCATACATCGTGTTCGACCCGACGCAGATCAAGAGCACGAAAAACCTGGGCACGTTCGATCCGACGAATCCTAACGTCAAGCTCGGGCTGGCCAGTGCCGCGCTCGGGGCGGAAGCATTGACGGAGGAGGACCAGGACGGCCTCGCCGCCGTCGGCCTCATCGTCGTAGCCGGCGGCCAGGTCAACCCTAACCAACTCGCCCGCGCCGCGCGCCGTGCAGGCCGCACCGTACGTGAGGCGGAAGCCCTTGTGAAAGAGGCTACACGGGGCCCGCTCGTCGATGCGATGAGACAACTTGAGGGACACCTGCTCGCGGATGAGTTGAGGGCGCTGGAGCAGAGTGCTGCCGCCCGAGCCAGCTTCGTCATGGGCGCCGCGAACGTCGAGCCGTCCGAGACGTTGGCGCAGGCCGCCCTCGCCGGATCGAACGCGGCCGGGGGCTACCAACGCACCACGCAGTTCCTGGTGGACACGTTCGGCCCGGACGCGCCGATGGTCGCCAGCATATTCGCTGCCCTTTCCCCACAGAAGGGGGTAGGGCGGAACATTGATCTGATGCTCCAGACGTACGAGCAGTGGGTTCACGCGGGCCGCCCGACTGACGTAGAATCCGTACGCCGGGTGGTACGCGGGCTCCCGGATGACGCGCGCATGAGCGCGCAGAACCTGGTGCGCGTTATGACTTCCTCCGACCCGACGCGCGCACTCTCGGGCGGGAAGGTCAGCAACTTCGCGCAGAACCTAGCGGGCGACGTACAGCGGGTCACTAACGACACCTGGATGGCGCGACTGCACGGGGTTGATCCCCGGCGTCTGGTGCGGCGGGGGACAGCGGGCGAGGGTCTGATGTCTGGCCAGTACCTGGCAATCAACGCGCGCACGCGCGAGACAGCCGAGCGCCTAACGCGGGAGACTGGAGTCCAGTGGACGCCCGAGATGGTGCAGGAGTCACAGTGGGGGTGGGTGAAGGACTTCGTGGAACAGACGAACCCGAATCCCCGCACCGGCGCCCCCACCGCCGTGTCGCCTAACATGCCGCTGGAGCAGCGCGTGCTGGCGACCGACCCGGCGCGTATCCGCGCGTCGTGGGACACGCCCCGCATGATGCTGGCCGAGCCGGGGTGGGACATCCTCGACCGGATGGGTTCGGCAGGCGAGTTGCGCGGAGAGAACATCGGGCGTGTGAGCCCGTGGCCGGAACTCGGGCGGCCGGACCTACCACCGCCCGACCCCTCCGCCCTCGCCGGCCTGGCGGAGCGGAACATCTACCCCGCGCTCCCGTGGGTGAACCCGAAGCGGGGCGCCTTCCGGTGGGCGCTGCCGCTGGCGCTCGGGTATGGAGCCCAACAACAGTTCGGGGGCCAACCCGAAGGCCAGCCCCCAATGTCCAGCGGTCTGCTGTGGGACTATCGTTAGGCGCCCATCAACGCCAGCACGACGATAATCACCACCACACCCAGCCAACTGAAACGCGCGTCCTCCGGATGCGCAGTCAGGTACTCGTGAAAGGTCTGTTTCATGCGGCCTTCTCCTTCGCCTGCTGCTCCAAAGGCCATCGGCGCCGGGCGGCAGTGCGGGCTTGTGGGCTAGTCAAAGCGAATGCCGAGGCGTTTCCCATTCAACGCCACTACGCTGTCCTGTCCTTGTAGGCAAGCGACATACGCTTGCCGCCCCGGTACGGTGTCAGAACCCGGTACGAGCCGCGCGCTGGCGTCCAGGTCGAGCTGCGGCTGTTCTAACCGGCCGGTTGTTCTGAGGGCGCCGCCCGCTGTGCGGCTCGGAGCGCGACGAGCGCCGTGTACGCCAGACCCCCCGAGTCGCCGAGACTCACCGGCTCGTGGCCGGCACGCTCCAGGACGTAGCCGCCGGGCTGATCCCGCGGCTGTCCAGCCGAGGACCCCACGTACACGACGAGGGCGGAGGGATCGCCGAGCATCTGCTGCGCCCGGCGCGAGAGCGGGCCGTCGAGGCGCCTCATCGACACCGCCCGAACACACCGGACTCGCCCACGTAGCCGGAGCGGTGTGGCTGATAGATCGCCTCGTCCTCGGGCACGCCCGCATCCCGCGCCAGCCCGAGCAGCGCATGGGTGTGCGTCGCACCGAGATAGATAGTCCCGTCAGGTGTCTGGATGGCGGCGTGGAGCCGACGCAGCGGCGTGCCATCCCATCGTACGCCGTCGAGTAAGGTGGTCGCGGTCATAGTGGGTCTCCTGTCCGGTCACCGGATCGCCCGTCCGGTCTCGGGGCCGCCCGGAGGCCGGGGCGGCGCGGCTGCTGCTCACGGTATCAATATAGGGGTTGGGCTAGCGCCGCGCAAGGGGCTGTGAGCGCCCACTCACGAATCGGGCACCCCGTACTGGAGCCACGCGGTCACCGCCGCCTGGACGGGGCCGGGGACAGCGTACTGCCCGCGGGCCCTAGTCCCTCAAGTACAACAACTCGAACGAGGGCGAGTCGGTGTCGCATAGGATGAAAGCTAACTCGGTGCCAGCGTGGTTGCGTCGGCATTCTTGAAGGGCCACGTGCAATTGCTCTCGCTGGTCCCGCTGAACGTCCCGCACCACCAGCACCCCCACGAGCACGACGAGCGCGAGTACCGCGCCCACAAGCACCCCCTGAAGCGTCTTACCCATGGTGCCCCTCCATGTACTCGGCCGACTCGTGGAGCAGGCAGGGCGCCGCCAGATCGCCCCACAGGAACACGACGTGAAGCCGTAGCGCGGTGTAGGCCCACACCTCGTAGGTGCGCCCATCCGTGAACGGCGTTGTCGTGATGCGGGACGGCTCGCCCCGCTTCGCGGCGACCTCCGCCATCGTGCGGGCGCAGCCGGTGAGCGCGGGCGCCGGGTCAATCGGCTCCGGCCCCGTCACCGACCCACAGGCCGCCAACACGAGCAGTAGCGCAGCCAGCGCAAGGCGCACGTTGAGTCGGGAAATCCAGCGAGCGCGGTTCATTGTAGGAACGCCTCCACGTCAATAGGGTCGATCTGCGCCACGATCTCCGCCGGGAGTCGGCGGCAGTGGAGCAGACTGCGCATCGTCCGTCGCGCCTCAGCGCGCGAGGCGAAGCGGTAGGTACGGCCGTCGTGGGTCACCACCACCTCCAGGGGGCGCCGGGTCGCGGTCTTGGGGAGCGCGGGCCGCAGCGCGATCTCAGCCGCCCGGCACGGCCGGCACCAGGTTTCATTGCGGACGTACACGACAATCGGTACGTCGGTCGCGCCGCAGTGTCGGCAGGTGCCTAACACGATCATCAGAAGCTCCTCGCGGTCACCAAGCCGGCGTCGATGAGGTCCCGCGCTGTCCGACCGTAGAACCCCTGAAGCTGGTTCACTAGGCCGGTGTCCACCAGCATCTGAAACAGGTCCACCACCTGCTGCTCGTCCAGTTCGCCGTTCTCGTACGCGATGATGCTGCCAGTCAGATCGAGCGGGCCGACGACGGCGGTGTTGTTGTGTGGTGCGGGCATCTGGTTTCCTCCTTCAGAGGGCGGGGGCGCGAGGCCCCCGCCCGGTTGTGGGTTCAGCCGTTCAGGTCAAGCCCCTCCAGCACGCCAGCGAACCGATCCACAACACCGTGGAGCGCCATCGTACGAGCCGGGATCAGCGCCGGCGACTCCTTCAGGACTTCGGTCGCCGCGTTCACGAACGACCAGGCGTTGCGGGGCGCGAACTCCTCATGCCGGGGCTCCCGCCACTCGCCCAACACCTTCGGCAGTTGGGTGGTGGTCAGGGCGCGCGCGTCGAGCGCGCGGACCAGCAGGTCGTGCGCCTGCGGGTCGGTGAGACTGGTGTCCTTGTACGCTTCGATCCGCTGCGCCATCGCGTGCCGTCCGTTCACCAGCGCCGCGACCGCACGGCTCACAAGGTTCGGGATGTCCCGCATGATGTTGCGAGTGTGGCGGCGAACCAGTTTGATCTCGCCGTTGAAGGCCAGGTTGTCACAGACGAACACCCAGGAGCCGCCCAACAGGTTCGCCGGGAAGCTCTTGTCGTGACTGTTGCGAAGGCCCACCGCCATGCTCCAGTCCGGCGGCTGGAAGTCGGGCGTCGCGCGGTCCACACCGAACGGATCAACGATGTCCCCTGCCCCGTCGAGCGGGGCCCGCTCCAACACGCGCCCGAGCTTGAACACGCCGAAGTAGCGGGCGCCCTCCTTGTAAAGGCCGTGCCGTTCCTCAATGACAGCCAGGCCGGAGTCGGTGAAGTTCTGGAGCGTGAGGTCGATCAGATCGGCGTGCGGGACTGGCGTCCAGGTGTCGGTCGCCTCGGGGGTGGGGACGGCGCGCACCAGGTCGCGAGTGACGACTTGGGCGCCGGCATGCAGGACGAGATCAGCAGACTTGCGGGTCATGCGTTCCTCCGGTGATGGTGGTCAGTGATGAAGCGGGAGATGGCGATAGCGGGCCCGTGCCGGCGCTCATCATCGGTCAGGTCCTGGAGAGCGCCTTCACACCACCGCGCCAACTCCATGTTCCCGTCCAACTCGGCGAGCGCCTTGTCCTGCTTGAGGTCTGCGATGGTGGCTTGGACGTTCTCTGCGGGGTTCATGCGTTCCTCCGTTCCCAAAACTCTACCTGGATAGCGAGGGCATCGGTGAGCGTGGTGGCGAGGGCGGCGAGGTGTAAAGTCGTAGGCGCCGTCACGGCGTACACGGTGAGGCTGTCCCCCTCCTGCACGCGACCGTCACGGCGCGCCTCTAGCACGGCGTCGGCGGCGTCGAGTGCAGCGTCCGGGGCCAGCACCCAGCCAATCAGACGGCCGGCGCGTTCGATACGGGTGGTCCAGCGGGTCATTGACTGCCTCCGAGTTAGTTTTGAACCTACCTGAAGGTAGCTAACTCCCCGTCCCGGCGCAAGTACCCGGGTAAGACTAGGCCCGCCAATCACTTAGCGGGCCTAGGCACATTCCGTGCCACCGAAACGCTCCAGGATGCCCTAGGACGGCTCGACGCCTGGAGGGGCCATAGGGGCCCCACCAGGGGGCAGATAGGCCGGCACGGCCGGCGGAGCGCTGCGAGTGAACTGCGCCAGGAGCCGGGACGCGGCCCCCCGCTGGGGCCGGTCGTCCACCAGATTCCTGGTCGCTTCCGCATCCAGCAGGATGCCGAGGCAGGCGCGCGCGTGCCCGAGGTGGTGGACCCCGGAGTCGGCGGCGTCCCGCTCCCCGTCCAGGTAGGCCGCCAGGTGCCGCTGGCAAGCGGACAGGTAGATCATCGCCCGGACCTTCTTCTCGCGCCAGTTGTAAGGCCCGTACTTCGCGGCCCCATTCACCATCGCGCGCGCCTCATGGATCAGGGCCGCCGGCGGGATCAGCGCCAGGTCCACCTTCAGGGCGCCCAACGGGTCCTTCGGGTTGGTGTCGTCCATCACTCCCCCTCGTTCTGTTGTTGGTTCCACACATCCTCCACTGCATCCCCCTCCAGAAGCTCCAGCCCACCCTCTAAACCGGGTGTTAGGCGCCGCACGCCCACGAACGCCCCGACATCCTTCAGGCGCACGTACCGGCCCCCCTGCAACTCCCACCGCGAGTCGAACAGGTCGCCGATCCGATCCTTCTCCACCACGAACCGGCGCACGTTCGGCCCCACCCGTTCTTCTTTCTTGAGCGTCACCACCACGTCGAACTCGTGCCCGATGTCGGACGAGTCACGATACTTGCCGTCAGACTTCCGTGCCCGGCCGATGCACACGATGGCCAGGTTCGCGAGCTTCTTCCATGCCCGGAGCGCGGCTAGTGCCGTGCCCCACGACTTGCCCTGCCCTGCCTCCCCGCCTAACAGTGGGGCCGCCCACCCGTGCAGGGAGTCCACCACCAGCAGATCGTACGCGCGCGTATCGAGCGCACGGCTCACCACCTCGATAGGTTCGCTCGGGTCGATCACGTCCACCCGCGCCCGTGGCACGCCGAACTGGCGGCAGGTACGCGCGAAATGCCGCATGGACTCCTCCACCGTCACCCACAGTACCCGCTGCCCGTCCGTCAACTCGTGCGCGATGCGCGAGCGTAGCCAGGTCGATTTCCCTAGACCGGGCTCACCCGACAGCAGGCCCATCTCCCCACGGTACGCGATGCCGGCGATCACGGGCACCGGCTCCACCAACATGTCGGGGTCGTCGTACAACGTGTCGAGCGTGATTGGCACGTCCCGACCCACCCGCACCTCTTTCGGCTCCTTCTCTTTCGGCGCCTCAAACGCTTCAAACGCCGCCGCCGCCACGTTCACGCGAGCGCAGTCCGCGATGTAGGCCCACCCCACCTTGCGCGTCTCGAACGAGCGCCAGGCGTCCATCACCTGCTCGGGTGTGTTGTCCCCCTCCCCCCACCGGCCGCAGAACTCCTCCCACAACGTCAGCGCATCATCCGGCCACTCAGCACCGGCCGCCTTCAGGGCGGAGCCATACATGATCCATTTGTCCCGGCTCTCGATGTTGTTAGGCGTAGCCTGGACGGCCTCCCGAAGTGCGTCGTAGCTCGGCGCGAGCAAGTCCGCAGCCGGGGCGGGTGTCTCGCTCGACGGCTCCTTCTGCAACAGCGCCAGCACGTTCTCGGGCAGGGGAGCCGCCTTCCCCTTCCGTACGACGCGGTACGGACGCCCGCTCTTGTGCATGGACGGCGGCACGATCACGTAACCAGTGTGACACCGCACGTCCAGCCCCGGCCCTAGCGCGCCCGCCCCCTCCCGCACCGCCCCTTCCGGCGCTTGGAAGTACAGGTGTAGGCCAATCTCCTCCCGGCCGGAGCGGACGGTGAACGTCTCCACGTCCATGAGCCCGAGCGCGCGCGCTGCCCGCTCTGCCTCGGGCCCATCCACGTCCACCACCAGACGGCCGGCGGTGCCAGGGACGTGCCCAATGTTCGCTTTAGGCCACTTGGCCCACCAGCCGGTCACGACATCCTGGTCGGCGCTCGCCGCGCCATGCTTCGGACCCGTCTTGATGTGCGGCCGTTTCGCCGCCGGGTCAATGGGGATCACCCGCATCCCGCCGCGCGCCAGTCGTAGCGCGGCGCGCCCCAGCTTGCTCAAGATGTATGTTGGCACACCCTGGTAGTCCGCAAAGTCCTCGGGTAGGTCTGACACCTTACTCCTTCCGGTATCGGTCGGTCTCGAACGCTTCAAAGCCCACTGGGCAGCCCTCTGCCCACGGGGCCGTAGTCTCCGCCAACGTGGTAAACTCCTCCAGGCTCCCCTCCCCCCGCTTGCGCTCGGCCACGATCTCGTCGTGGATCGTTAGGCACAGCCCGTACCCGGCCTCGTCGAGGCGCAGCATCCCATCCGCCAACAGGTCCCGCGCTAGCGCCTGCACGATGTTCTCGGTCCACAAGCCCCCATACATGGCGCGCTTCGACCACTTCCGAGTTTTCTGCGCCACCGACCACGCCATCACACTCTCACGGCGCTGGTGCTCGACACACGTCCAGGTTTCTGTATCCTCGTCGTACACGCAGCCGTCCGCGTGCCAGGGGACGCGCCGCATCTCAATGCTGGGCGCCGCGTACGCGAGCGGCCGGCCACTCGGCAGCACGAGCCAGAGGTAGCCACCACGGCGCGAGAACCGGCACCCCCGGTGCGCGATCACCGTCCCCGGCTCCCGCACCGCCTGGAGGGCCGCCGCATCCAGGTCGCGCCACAACCGCACGATAGCAGTCATGCGCTCGCGATACGTCCGCACGGCACGCTGGGCCAACTCGGCGCCCACGTCGTGCCCTTCATTCTCGATGATCTGCGTGCGGAACTTGAGCCACCCCATCCCATACCCGCAGCCCAGTACCGTGTCCTTACCCACCTTGTACTGGTCTGGCGTCCCCTTCTTCGTCACGCTGCCGGGCGCCAGGTTGAAGATAGCCTCAGCCATCGGCGGATAGGGGCTCTCCCCCTGGCGGAACAGCGCCAACTGGTCCTCTTGCCCCGCCAGCCACGCGAGCACGCGCGCCTCAATCTGCGCGTAGTCGCCCACGAGCAGGCGTCGCCCCAGCGCCGCGATAAACATACCTCGGAGCGCGGACGTGACAACCGCAAGCGGCGCTTCCATCAGGTTGAGGATGTCGTACGCCGCCAGCCCCTGCTCTAGCAGCGGGTAGTAGGGTCGGGGGTCGAAGTCCCCCCGCGCGAAGTTATGCGGCTGGAGCAGTTTGCCAGCCCAGCGCCCCGTGTTCGCCCCGTGGTACAGCAGCAGCCCCCGCACTCGCCCATCCTTGCACCGTGTATCGAGCGCCCGTTTGAGCTTGGCAACACTCGACCGGCCCGCTTCCTGCCGAATCTCCAGAACGTGCCTAACAAGCGGGTTCAGGTCGTCCTCCGCCAGCAGGTCCCTAACAACCGCCTTCCGGGTGCTCTCGACCCCCACCCCCTGCTCGTCTAGCCACTGCTTCAGTTGCTTCGGCTTCGCGATCTTGTCCACCAGCCCGCTGGTAGCCAGCGCGAGCTTACCGTTGGCCTCCTCCACCGCCCGCTCGGAGATCATGCGCATGCTGCGGATCAGCGGAGCGTCCACCAGCACCCCGTAGTCGTTCATCTTCTGGTCGAGGAGATAGACACGCCGCTCGCGCGCGCCCAGCCGGCGCACCGCGTGCCCGATGGCGCGCTCCGTCCGCACGTCCTGGAGACAGTAGTTGTAGAGCTTCTGAAGTCGGTCGGGGTCCGTCCACCACACAATCTGCCCGCCGCGCGTCGAGCGCGGCCGGCACATGCGCAGCACGAACAGGTGGCCAGGGTCCTCTTTCTGCTCGGCAACCTTCAGCACCCGTGCGCACTCGCCCAGGGCGCGCGGAAGCGCCATCGCCGCCCCCTCCGCCGCCGTGCAATACCACTGCTCGCGCGTCGTCGCCGGCCACCCATACCGTTGGTGCGCGACCAGGTTCCAGATCACCCGCTCAAACTGCGCGTTCCACGCACACAGGTGCGCGCCCGCCATGATCGCCTTCTGTAACTCGCGCGGGAACGGCTGCCCCCACGCCCACAGTTGCGGCTCCGCCTCATCGATGGCCCACGCCATGCACACGATGTCGGTGGTCGGGTCCTCCGCATAACGGTACACGCCGACGCACCGTAGATCGGCCACGCTGCGCGTCTCAAAGTCGATGGAGACTCTCATGCCCCTCCAGTGGTCGGTGTCCATACCGGGGGCGGGGAGTCGAACCCCGCAGCCCTCACTCGCCTAACGAGCGACCCCGGCGCCCTGCACCTACTTCAGCAGATCGTCCATCCCGTCCGCGCCCATGTCGTCGAGCGCGGCCGGCGTGTCGGACAGGATCGCCTCAAAGGCGTCCTCGGCCGCGATCCGGTTGTCGAGCCGCGCGCCTTCTCCCAGCTTCTGGAGACCGAGCAACGCCACACCGACACCCTTGCCGATCTTGTCGAACGTGTAGAACTTCACCAGCCCCCGCACGCGGCACCCCGAGTACACCTCGTGCTCGTGCCCGACCTTCTGCACGGCTTCCGTAATGACCACCGGCTTGCCGGTCGCCGTGTCAGCCCGCGCTCCCACGATACCCGGCGGATTGTTCGGATTGCTGCGAGCCGTGAAGAACACCGAACCCTCCGGGTACCCCTTCTCCTTCCAGTTGGACCGCCAGGGCAGGCGGAACAACCCTTCCGCGATAGCGGCTTTGGCAGCCGTCGCGTCCCCCTTGTACTTCTGGAGCGTGAGGAAGTTCACGGCCTTCTGCATCGCCAGGAAGGCGGGCGACTTCTGATCCTCGGGCGTGAACACGAACACCGCCGAGAATTTCGGCGGCCCGTCCTCGAACGAGACCGGGACGAACACGGACGGGAAAGAAAGGACTGCCTCGGGTGTCTGCAACCGAAGCGGCGGGCCCTGCTTTGGTGCGTCTGCCATACGATTCTCCTCTTGCACGGTATGCCGCTGTCGTTAGGCGGGGTTCGCGGGCGGCAGAGCCGCGAACTCCGTAGCCACATCGGCGCACTCGATCCCTTGTCGTGCATCCGCCTGCGGCGCGATAGTGTACCCGGACGAGGACTTGTCGTAGAACGGCGTCAACTCCTCCTTCGGGACCTTGACCTTCTTCAGCACCTTCTCCACCTGCGCGGGGCTCTTGAGCTTCACCTGCTGGTAGTCGTCCGGCGTGAGCCCTTGCGCCTCCAGCCAGTCCACCACCGCCTCCTCGTCCAGCCAGCGGCGTGTCGCGCGCGTGGGCACGATCTTCCACCCCGGCACCGCCACCCCGCGCTCCAGCATCCCCTGGACGTGCTGGCGCACGCCCCGCAACCAGTCCTCCAGGATGTCCGCGTTGTCAAGAATGTGCACCAGCACTTCCACCGGCAACGTCTCTGGCTTCGGTGGCACGTCCACCGGCATGGCGCCCAGTTCGGTCTGCACCAGCGCCATCGCCTGGTCCTTCTGCTCTGGGCAGACACCAGCCGCCCGGCAGAACCGGCACCAGGAGCCCGGTACACGGGGCGCGTCCGGCTCGACCGCCGCCCGCGCCCGACCTAACAACTCCTGCGTGAAGTCCATCAGATCGAAGTAGCTGACCACCTCCCGCCGTATGATTCCGTCCAGGTGTGGGGCTCGGGGCTGCACCACGACGATCTCGATGTCGTCGATGGCGCCGCACAACTCCGGGTGCTCCCGCTCCAACTGGAGGAGCGCCCCCAGCCCGTAGTACCGAAGTTGGGGATTGCCCACCACCTCGACACGCACGCCCTGCCCGTGCTTGTAGTCCAGCACCACCAGCCGACGCATCTTCGGCAGGACGACTACCCCGTCCGCTGTCCCGAACATGGCGCCGGGCGGGTTCAGGACCCCGAGACTGAACTTCTGCTCGATGTGGAGCGCGGCCCCCTCCTCCCGCCCGACCGTGCCTAACACCTCCCGCACGAACACGTCCACCGCCTCCGCCATGTCCTCATCCACCACGAACTCGTCGATGGTGGTGCCGATCCAGGTGTCGGGGGACACCCGCTTGCTGAGCGACATTTCCGCCAGCTTGTGGGCGGCGGTGCCCATACGCGCGTACTCGGATGAGGAATCCGGGAGCCCACGCGAGAGTGCAATGCTGCCCGAGCAGTTCATCCACCGCTCGGCCGCGCTCGCCCCCAGTTCGGCATGGTCGCCGCTGCTCACACGCCCGCCTGCTTCGCCGTTTCCGCCCGCAGTTCGTCGAGCAGTTCGTGCAACTCGGCGGCCTTCATGTCCGATATGCGTTTCACCCCCCGCGCGCTGAACTTCTTAGCCAGCGCGTTCGGGTCCTTGCCGGCGAACGCTACGCTGTACGCCTGGAACACCTCGCGCACTTCATCCACGCTCGGCTTCTCGGTCGGTGTGACCTTCGGCTGCGCGGGCGCCGGCGTCGGTACCGGCTCAGGGGTCGTGTCCGGTACGGGTGCAGCCCCCCCTTCCGTCGCCTTACCCTTCGCCTTCGGCTTGGGCGTCGGGGACTCCACCACCGGGTCCACCTTCCCCTCGTCGTCGATTGCCGCATTCTCTCGCGCTTCCGTCAGCTGTTCCTCTGAGATCACTTCCGGGAGCACCTCACCGAACGAGGAAGTTCCTGCGAGACTCTCGGAGCCCTCGGGGTCCACGAGACCAGCCATCAGCCCCAAACCCCGGAGAATCTGTTTGAACTCGTCGGCGTGGGCCGCCTCAATCTGCAAGCGAATCATTGTTAGGTTCTCCCCTTCTAGAGTGAAATGACTTCGCCCAGGTTGCGGAGCTTCCGCAATCGCACCCGCTCGACCGCCTCGTCGATGGTGCCGGGCAGTACGCAGACGCGCGCGCGACATGCGCGCGTCTGACCGATCCGGTGTATGCGCTTCACTGCCTGGCGCATGTCCTCCGGACTCCACGCCGGCTCCGCAATGATAATCTCGTTCCCCGCTGTCAGTGTGATGGCTTGGCCGGCGGCGGTCGTCTGCCCGATGAACACACGATTGCACGCAGCGTGCTGGAAATTACTCTCTGCCGCCTCCCGCGCTCTCTGTGATGTGCCCCCGTGGATAACCACGGGCTCATAATCAGAGAGATGTGCTCGTAAGAGTTCGATCACGTCCCGGTGGTACGCCATCACCACCACCTTCCTCGTGAGGTCCCCATCCAACACTTCCCGCACAAGTTCCGCCACCGGCTCCGCTTTCATGATGCCCACGTACCGGCGCACGGTCGCCATCTCGCCCTCGTCCGGTAGCTCTCCCGCCGCCAGCAATTCGCACAAGCGCCTGTACTCGGGCAACCCTTCCAGCGACTCCCGAAGTTCCTCCCGCTCCGCCTCGCCGATCTCCAGGTCCGTCTGCTCCCAGCGGAGCGGCGGCAATTCCAGGTCTACATCCTGGAGCCTACGACGCAACATGATCCGGCTCAGGATCGTACACAAGCCCCCTCGATCCTTCACGCCCACCACCTTCAACCCCCATCGGGTGGGCACCGTCTGACAGAACCGCTCCAAGAAACGCTCGTACGGCATCGCACCATCCAGCAGGTCGGGCCACACCGCCCGCAAGGCGGGGTAAAGCTCACCAACGTGATTTCGCGCCGGCGAGCCGGACAGCAGCCAAACACGGGAAGCCCGGTTCGCGAGCAAGAGCGCGGCGTGTGTGCGCTTGGCGCTCGTGTGCGCGCAATAGTGCGCTTCATCCAGGATCAGCAGATCGTGACGCGGGGGAGCGTGATTGCGTACCTGGTCATAAGACCACACACTCAGCGGCACACCACACCACTGCGGCCAGATACGCCGCCAGGTAGCGCGCGCGATAGCCGGACAGATCACCAGCGGACGCTGCGCGCCGACGACCTGCGCTGCCACCGCCGCCTGCACCGTCTTGCCGAGACCGGGATCGTCCCCGAGGTAGGCGCGACGGTTGGCCGCAAGGTAGTCACGCCCTTCCTCCTGATACGGGTACAGAACGTTAGGCAAGGAACGCCTCGATGTCGATGGTTGGGTCGTCGTTAGGCGCTGCTTGGAACGACTCGTCCATCCGCCGCACCGCCTCAACTACCTGCGCTGACATCGGTTTCTTCACCTTCGGCAGTGGGCCCGCGAACTCGTCAATCTCCTCCGTCCTCCAGGCTTCTGTCCCCTCCGCCGCACGCGCCCGTCGCGTGAGCCACAGGAAAAACGTCATGGGCATAATGACGGTGTGGTCCGCGTCCCGATCCCCTTTCGCCACTACCGCCACATGCTGGCCGGCCGCGTTCTTGCTCACCTGCGCCAGCCAGTCCCGCATGGGCCCGAGCCGGCGGCGCCGCTTGCACTCAATGAGGAACGGCAGGCCGTCGATGTCATGTCCACCCTCGCGCGCCTGCCCGAGGCGGCGTTTGATGCCTTCCCCGAACACGCGCACCAGGCGGCCCGCCACCTCCCGCTCGTAGCCGGCCCCGCGCGCCCGGTTCTGCTTGCCCACCATGCTAGCGGTGCGCTTCCGCTTCTCCACCGCAGTCGGCTGCGCCATCTTCGGGGGCTTCATGAGCCACCCCGCAAGCGTTCCAGGTGCTCGCGAACGGGACGCATCAGCTTGCGGAACGCCACGTACGCGTTGGTGGCTGGCTCCGACCGCTTCGCGTCGGCGGCCGCCATCCGCTTGGCCAGCGTGCCCTCCACCCGCTCAGCGTTTTCCTCCAGCCCCGCGCACTCCTCGTTCGTTAGGTTCACGTCGATCTTCAGCACCGCCCCCTCCTCCACGTCGCCCGCCGCCCGCATTGCGGGCATTGGAAGTGTCCCGGCCGTTGTGGCTCCATCCGGCTGCCACACTCGGGGCACAACGTGCCCCGCTCTCGGGTAGGCCGGTCATGGTCAAAGTCCAACTCCTCGACCGGCCCGTCGTAGTCCTCACGATTCCATTCGTGCCGCGCCATCCATCCCCCCGTCTGGCCACAGCCAGCCCCACCCGTCTACCGGCTTCGTGAGGTAACGGTCCCGCTCCCCGATCATGGCTAGGTTGTCGGCCTCTTTAATCGCGCGCGTCCATGATTCTGGGAGCGGCCACGGGAGCCCAACAGCCTCGTGGATCGCCGCCTGCACGCGCGCCTTCAACATGTTGATTATGTCACCCCCGTCCCCGATCATTTGGGACAACTCTCGGGCCACCGGCGTCGTGATGTCCCCAATGTACGCCTCGTGCGCGTCGTGGTATAGGGCTGCCGTCGCAAAATCGCAGCCATCCACACCCGCTGGCGGTACTGCCAACACTGCCACCCAGCGCGAATGTTCGGCCACCGTGTAACTGGTATGCCCACCAAACCGTGACAAGTTCCCCAGGGTTCGCCAGATGTCAGACAACGAAACCTGTTCAGCGCGCGGATTCGTGAGCGAGAATTTCCTTCCGCTGCACGTCACGATGTAGTGCTCTCGTCGCATCATCCCCCCAGTACGTGAAGGCCACACACGCCGGCCACACCGAACGCAGCACGACCGCCTAACGACACCGCACCCCCACCGCCCACCGTACACCCCATCCGGCTCGGACGCCTGAGCGCCCGCCACTCATCCCTGTCCTGGATGAGGGCCGCGATCCGCGCGGTCGCCTCGGCCAGCAGGTCGTCGCGCTCGACCACCATGCTGCGGAGCGTGCTCACCTGCGCGAGCAACGCTGCGCGCTCCCCGCTCCATGTGGCGCGCTCCTCCGTGAGCGCGGCCGTGATTTCGTGCGCCAGCGTCGAGTCCGGTACCAGCACCACGAGTGAGTCTACCGTCTGAGCCGCACGGCGGGCCGAGGCGACCGCGCGCGCCGCCTCCGCCTCCAGCCGGGTGAGCGTGTCGGCGCGCGCTTGCGCACTCACCTGGACTGCCGTGTACCGTGCCCGCCAGTCAGCGACGGCCGAGTCTACCGCTTGGGAACGTACCTCTTGCGCGGCGACCGCTGCCCGGTCAGCGCCCTGGCGGTAGCAGGTGCGCCCAAGCAAGCCCATGCCTAACGCGAGCGCAACGACGCCCACCAGGAAGTGCGTTCGTGTGATGGTCATCGTCGTGCCCCCCGTGCGTGAATGGATGCATCGATCCGGCCGTCTGCCTGGAGCGTCACGACCGCGAGGCCGCGTGTCCCTGGATGGTACCGCTTCGCGGCCCCGTAACCACCAAAGTATCCGAGGTACGAAGGGGAGATCACGATGAGGGCGTTCCGTTCCTCCACCAGCCCGGCGTCGTTCCGGTCAGTCTGGTAGAGCACATCGACCAGCGGGTTGTGCAGATGGCCGGTCCAGAAGATGTCGAACGGGCGCGCCCAGGAAATATCTTTCCTGGCCGCCATCCGCTGCGCGCCGGCCGTAGCCGCCGCCCCGCTCCCGTGGTGGGCCAGCAGGCGGAACGTCTGCCCGCGCCACTTGAGGAAGCACATACAGAAGTCCGGGAAGTACGGGAGCCCGAGCATCATAGCAATGTGCTCACCAAGGTGTACGCCCATCAGGTCGGTACGTGCCTCATGGTTCCCCGGCAGGCAAAACAGCATCTTGTGTGCGACACTGTTCACCTGCTCCACCGCCCGCACGACCTGGTGCTGCGGGTCAATCTCCTGCCCATAGACGCCGGCCCCAACTGACAGCTTGCTCGCGTTCTCGATGAGATCACCGCCGTTGAACGTGAGCACGTACGGCGTGCGCCGAATCCAGGCAACGTGTTTCTGGAACAACGCCGCGTCATGTTCCTTAGCGCCGATATGCACGTCATAGAGCGGCGCCAGAGTGATGTGCGGCCACGAATCCGGCACCTCGACGACAAGCTGCGGGAACTCACCCGGAATCACGCTACGCGTGACCGGGCTCGGGCGCCGGGCAGCGCGCAAGCGGTCAAGGAAAGTAGCGTGGTCCATCTATGCCTCCTTCCTCAGGTACTGTTTCAACAGCCGCCGCACGAGTGACCAGGGCCGGGGCACGGGACCGGGGGACCAATACCGGCGCATCTCAAGAAAGTTTGCCGCCCGCTCGAACACCACCCCATCATAGGGGCACTTGCCCCCGCGAGCCCACACACTGAACGCGGCCGGCCTCGGGTGGCAAGCGGCATCCAGCCGCATCAGGGCCGTACACAAGGCGGGGGTCACACTGCCCCATGCCGCCAGCAGCAGCATAGTAGGCGCCGGCCAGTTTGTTCCGGACGAATAGCACGCGCCGCGCAGGTTCGCGCCGCCCAGGTCCGCGCTGCGCAGGTTCGCGCCGCGCAGGTTCGCGTCGCGCAGGTCCACGCCGCGCAGGTTCGCGCCGCCCAGGTTCGCGTCGCGCAGGTACGCGCCACCCAGGTTCGCGCCGCGCAGGTTCGCGCCGTGCAGGTACGCGCCGCCCAGGTCCGCGCCGCCCAGGTCCGCGCCGCCCAGGTCCGCGCCGCGCAGGTTCGCGCCGTGCAGGTACGCGCCGCCCAGGTCCGCGCCGCACAGGTCCGCGCCGTGCAGGTTCGCGCTGCGCAGGTTCGCGCGCGGGCCCACCAGCTTCATCAAAGCTTTCCGAGTCATGGTCGCCCCCTCTTAGCCTCCGGTTCAATCAGTCGGTACACCGGGGTCGGGTACGCCCGCCCCGAAGGAAGGATGATACTACGACGCCCCACTTCCACCAACCCCTGTCGCACCATCCCCCGGACCCGCTCTTGTGCCCGACCCCGCGCAACACCCCACAACTTCCCCAGGTCCTCACTCGTGAGCCAGTCCGGGCCGGGGTCCTCCAGTAGGCGGGGCCGCTGCTGCGCCGCGCGCCAGGCGTCGAGGACGGCGGGCGAGACACCCTCAAAGCCGCTCACTCGACCACCTCGACTCGTCGTGCTCATCGTACCCATCCTTTCAAGTGAGTCACCGAATCCCGCCAGCGCCACATCTCGCCGTAGAGCGAATCCCGCTGCGCTCGCGTCTCGATCAGCCACGCCTCCGGCACCATGCGGGTGCTGTCAGCCATCACGCAAGCGTCGAGGCCGGGGTGCTCCGTAGGCCGGGACTGCGGCCCAGCTACAAGCGCGTAAACCGCCAACCCAACACAAGCCGCGAACGCCAGGATCACGAACACGTCCAGAGACATGTCCTGCAATGAAAATCTCCTCATCGCGTCCCCCTTTCAACTTCCTGCATTGCCCGCTCACGGTCGCGTAGCTCCTGCTGGCGCGTCTCCACGAGGGCGTTGACCCGTGCTAATTCGTCGAGATATGCGTCCACCTTGTCGCACAACAGACGGATTGCTTCATCGTCCGAACGTACGCGGCGGAAAAGAAGGTGCGTACGAACGGACATCCTGGTACTGTCGAACATCCTGGTACTGTCCCACCCCCACTCCCGGCTCCACTTGCCGATAAGCCCGTTGCGGTAGATCATTGCAACCCCAGCTTCTGCCGCATCTCGTCCACCTTCGTTTCCGCCACCTCCTCCGACTCACACACCTCCGTCAGTTTGTGCATCGCCCGCTCCGCGCCGGCGGCGCGCAGCACATCGAGCTTTTCCTGGAGTGATACGATCTCGGACGGACGGCCCAGCCCGTACACGGCGAGCGCGGTACACATGCCGGCAACCTGCTGGTGCTCCCCCTGCATGGTAAGCATCGCGATGTTCACCATCCCCATCAGCATGGTGCTCTCCTCGTACGTCAGGACGAGGTTGTAGGGCGTCTGGGACTCGTTAGGCATGGTTCCCTCTTTGTTAAAAGAAACGACGGTCCCGCACGGCCCCCTCCTCCGTCTCCGCCTGCTCGTCCGCAACCGACTGCACGGCGAACACGGAGGGGGGCAGGTCTACAAAATCGGGGAAGTGGCGGCGGGCACGATCCATCGCACGGGCGCGTGACTCGGCACGCACACTGCCAAGGACGTGGCGCCCGCTTCCCACCCGGCCTGCAACCCGGTACCGGAGGAGCACATGCCACTCGATCTGTGAGTGGGCCATCAGTCTGCCCGAACCAGGTAGGTGTGCAGAAGCTGCTGCACCACATCCCACGGCCGGGCGGAGCCGGGGGACCACAGACTCCTGAACTCCTGGAAATTGGCAGCGCGACCCCACACCACCCCCTCATACGGGCACGGGGCGCGCTCGCTCGATGCCCAGCGGTCGAACGCGGACGGGTCCGGGTGGCAGGCGGCATCCAGCCGCATCATGGCCGTACACAAGGCGGGGGTCACACTGCCCCATGCCACCAGCAGCAGCATAGTAGGCGCCGGCCAGTTTGTTCCGGACGAATAGCGCGCGCCACGCAGGTTCGCGCCGCCCAGGTCCGCGCTGCCCAGGTTCGCGTCGCGCAGGTCCGCGCTGCCCAGGTTCGCGTCGCGCAGGTACGCGCCGCCCAGGTTCGCGCCGCGCAGGTACGCGCCGCCCAGGTTCGCGCCGCGCAGGTCCGCGCCGCCCAGGTCCGTGCCGCCCAGGTCCGCGCCGTGCAGGTACGCGCCGCACAGGTTCGCGCCGTGCAGGTACGCGCCGCCCAGGTCCGCACCGCACAGGTCCGCGCCGCACAGGTTCACGCCGCGCAGGTTCGCGCCGCTCAGGCACGCGTCACGCAGGTACGCGTCGCGCAGGTTCGCGTCACGCAGGTACGCGTCGCGCAGGTTCGCGCCGCCCAGGTTCGCGCGGTGACCACTAGGTAGACCGCTCACCCAGCGCGTATGGGCCGCGAGGACCTCTTGCAGTTTTGCCAGTTCCATTAGAAACCTCCAACCGGGAGTGAGGGGGCGATTCCATTGTACTACCGCCGCCCTGACGTGGCGGGCTTGTTGGCAGTAGGGTAGCCGGTGGTACACCGAAAGTCAAGTCCGGGGTTCCCTAAAGGGTATATCTGTGCCCTTTGCGCCCCTAAAGTCCCCGATATGTCCCCTCAACGGAACCGGCTGCCTTATAAGTCCACCCCGTCAATCTGTTCGAGATCATCCCCGCCGGCCGTGAGCCAGCCCACCGTCTCGGCGGCTTCACGGCCGGCGGAGGTGAGGTGGTAGTGCTCCTCCCGCTGCTCGACCCATCCGCGCTCCAGGAGCCCGGCGCGCGCCTTCGTCAGTGTGCGCTTCTCCCCGCACCACTGCGCCAGCCATTCCGAGAACGTGGGGGATGTGGGGGCGGTGGCGAGCGTGTAGAAGGCGGAGCCGTAGCTGCTGTTGATTTTCAGAAAGGTGTCCTGCTGCCGGCTGCGGCGAGCGACGCCGCCTGGAGTGGCGGCGACGCGCGCGGCGTTCTCTCGGGCCGTGATCGCGCGGTCATGCTCCAGCGCCGCCGTCCCGGCCGCCGTGCGACGGAACACTCGCCGCCCGTCGTCCAGCACGCGCACCACTTCCATGTAACCGAGGGCCAGAAGCTCCTCTATCACCGCTTGAGTCTTTGGGTGGAGCGTCGGGTACTCGGCCGGTTTCGTGTTTGGTGACATCCGCATCCTCCTCCGGGTTGGGTTCGTTTCCAAAGCAACCGGCAAGGTAACCGAGTGGGCCGGTGGGGGCAACTCCGGTCGGTCAGGAAACAGGTCAAGTTTAAGTCGATTTAGCTTCGGGGAATGTTCGGGGCCCTGAGGGCCCCAAGCCGCCTAACAAGTAAGCCCTTGAGGGCCCCAAACATTCCCCGAAGGGCCCTGAGGGCCCCAAGATAGAGGGCCCCTAATGTAAGTACATATGTAGAAACATCTTAGCCTTGGGGCCCTGAGGGCCCCTATGAGGTGGGCCCCAAAGTTTCCACGGCCGAAGAACGGTAGGGGCCCTCTCTCCCCGCAACCTATAGGGTTGCGGTGAGGGCCCCAACGCTTCGACCCCAACAATCACACCCCCTCCAGAAAGTAGCGACCCCCGCGTTCGGTCGACCCCAACAATCACACCCCCTCCAGAAAGCACCAGGTAGCGGCCGGTCTATAGACCTCGGCCGGGGGAGCACCAGGTAGCGGCCGGTCTATAGACCTCGGCCGGGGGAGCACCAGGTAGCGGCCGGGGGGAGTTGGCGGGGTGTGGCCGGGTTCCCTGGTGGCTCGGGGGTGGGTGACCAGGCTTGTGGGGGTGGTGGTTCACGATTACCATACGTTGATGAGGTACTCGTATGGCTCGGCCTGACCTGGTGGCGTTGGTGCGCCGGGTGGATGAGGGGGGCGGTCTCGACGCCGTGATCGGCATGGTCCGCGACGGCAAGACGATGCGCGAGATCGCCGAGCACTTCAGCACCACCCGCTCCATGATGTACAACTGGTTCAAGAATGAGGACCGGCGGAAGCAGGGGGACGCGACGCGGCAGTTGAAGCGTGCTCGGGTTGAGAGTGCTGAGGCGCACGCGGAAAACGCGCTCGACATCGTAGACCAGCCGGCAATCGACCAGACGGAAGTGTCACGCAACCGCGAGCGTGCGCGCGTGCGCATGTGGATGGCGGAGAAACTGGATC